TTAAATCTAGCCACTATATACTCTGGCGTATTGATTTTAGATGCAAGCACCGCGTGTGCAACATGTTTATAAACCGCTTCTTCTGCAAACTTATGTACTCTCATCTCGCCTTCAGTGCCTAAGCTATCACTTATGTATTTTATTGTAACTACTTTACCGTTGATGTCAGAGCTAAAAAAAACATAACCACTTGAATTGTCTATGAAAAAAACTCCATTAAACTGAGCATTTTCAGGCATTAGACCGTATCTTCTACCTTCAGCTAACGTGGCGTCAGTATCTGGTCCACTTACGTTCTCTACAGTATTATCATTATCAGAGTTCGCTTTAAAAGCTTTCCAAGTTTCAGATTCTTCTGCCTTTAACAATGTATTATCATTGTCAAATGTGTAGTTGTAGTTTTCATCTTGCAATAACGCAGTGGGATTACTGGTTTTTCTAGCTGGATATATTATTCTTTCAACACCTGCGTTGTCTTTCCAAGAAAACTGTACGTAGTTAACATAATCATGTGGAAGCTGCATCTTTAGCGATGGAGGTATCTCTATTTCTTGTGATTTTTCAGACTTAAGCGTATCGTAGCTTAGTTCTGCTATAGCCCTTTGAGTATGAAAATTTATATCAGGAGTTTTTACTTTAGATATTATTTTTCCTTCTCCAACGTAAGCTACTCTAAAGTTATTTACTAAGTCGTCTATACTTATGTATTGGTAATTGCCGAGTTGTTCGCTAACTAGTAGCTGTTTCACAAGTATTAACGAACCGTTAGCCGGAGCAGAGGCAAAAGTTATTACATTACTATTATAAGAATAGGTATTACTATTCTGCTCTACCCCATTTATAAATATTTCAAACTCAGATTCTAGAGTTGGCGAAGGACTAAATGTCAATGTAAAAGCTGTTAACGAACCATTTCCTGTAAACGTCTGACTGTTGTCGTAGTATTGCTGCTGTGTTCCCTGAAATAATGCCATTTTTTATTGTTTTTCTTGTTGATTATCTTTAGCTTCTTCCGTAGCAGCTATTTGGTATAGCTGCGGATCTTTTATAGTTATACCGGCCATAGCTAGTATTTTAAAAACTATATCAGTTTCTTCTGACTCGTGAAGTTCAAAGTTTATAGATGTTGTTGGATTGTAAAGTGCTTCATCGTTAATTATATTGTAACCCCAGTAAACATCTGATGGTTTAGCTATAAAATTACAAGTAACGTTAGCAGTTATAGACGTAGGAAATATTTGTATTGCTGTTTCCGTTGTTTTAATATATACCGGTCTTTTTACCGTAGGTGAAGTTAGTGGCGAGTTTAGATACTGCCTAAGTTCATTTTTATTTAAATGCTCTGCTTCTACAATAGTTGTTACACCATTAATAGACGTTCGGTTATACACAGCACCTAGTCTGTATATTTTATTTGCGTTGCTATTTGTTAGATCACCAACGCCGCCAGATGACATTGCAACAGTTTGGTTAAACTTGTCAAATATTTCTATTTTTTCTTCGAGCATATCGACAGGATCGGCATGAATTGTGTCATTGCCTGGTAATCTTAAAAACTGATTAAGATCATAAAAATACTGCTCGAATATATCTAATTGAGCTTGATTAGCAAGCGTATTAAATTCTTGCGGAGTTATATAGCCCCTTTGCTCTTTATTAGCTATAGCTAAAACTCTTAGATAAACTGTATTTATATTTACTGCCATAATTTCTTTTTATATAGTTTGTGGCCACCTATACAGATGACCACATCCTATAAGTGACTATTAATTTAGTTTCTTTTCAATAGCATTGAATACTTCAACACCTTCATCTGTCTTAAACCATGCGGCTAATGCAGAATAGGGTTGTTCTTCAAATGGTACGGTGAATAATTTTCTACCGTTACTAGCCCACTTAAACACTCTGTTGTTGTCAGCTAGTTTTATAATGTTTGCCTCAACGGCTTTAACTCCAATGTTTCTTAGTTGAACATTATCGTCTTGTGCTAGTTCTATGAAAGCTTGAGGATAATTTCTAGCATACACTAGTATATCTCTTTTTATTTCTTTAGAACTCATCTTAGATACCTTAGAACCTTGCTCTACTCTTAGTATAGCTTCAGATGCGTCTATATCTAAACTTTGGGCTAAGTTTAATGCTTCTATTTCTAGCTCTATCCAATCTACTTGATTGTCAGCTATAACTTGAGGTTGGAACTCTCTGTACAACTTGTTTAGCCTTGGATGATATACCGAAAGCAAAAGCTGTAGTGCTTGGTTTTCTTTAGTAACGTTTAATTGTCCATTTCTAAAAACTATATGCCCAAGCGTTGCAACTCCTTTTTGTTCGTCTTTAAACGGAGATGGATGATTTGTAGCATACCTAAGTTCTCTTTGATAGCCTTTTTCTTCATCAAACCACATTAATGGATTTCTTCTTGAATGTTTTGAAGATATAGTCGCTGCTACTGGCGACATTCCTTCTTTGAGCATGTAGACTCTATCTTTAATTTCCCAATTTTCGGGTTTTGTAAATTTCATAATATAATATAATTTAAAAGTTTTAAAAGGTAAATATTACCCCCGTTATAAATACGAGGGTAATTATTTACATTAATTTGCTACTATGTAGTCTTCTTGAATAGTACGAAGTTGTTCGCAGCTTGTACACATAGACATCTTTCTGACAAGAAGTTTACTACCATCTCGTCTGCATCAGATGTGAAGTTTCCACCTACAGATCCAGTGATCCAAGATTTCATTCTTCGGTCATCAGCTTCAGAAGCTCTGTAACGTACGTGTAAGAAAGGTCTAGAGATGTTCTTACCTAAAGATTGATCGTAAACGGTAGAAGTACCAGCTGGTACCATAATACCCTCAATGTCTCCGATTAATCCTCGAGTCGTTGCATCGTTTAAGTATTTCCAGTCAGACTTGTAGAAGTCGTAAGAACCTCGTCTAAAACCAGAGAAACCTAAGTTTAGCGCCATATTCTCAGAGTTGTTAAATACTCCGTAAGAAGTACCTCCAACACCATAGTTGTTTTGAGCAGCTAACATTTTGTCAATTTCTAGAGTCGTAGCTCTATTTAAGAACATCATGTTTTCCTCAATAGCACCTTGCTTGTCAAGTTCTTGCAAGATAGTATCAAAAGTATCAAGACCAGTGTGAGCTCCTGCAGCCACTTGGTCAGTAACACCTGAAGTATCAACTGTATCAAAGTCAGTGTTGTTGTAAACAATACCTCTATCTTCTACAGCTGCAAATAAACCTTCAGTACCTTGAATAGCAAAGTTTCCAGTTCCAGCGAAAGTAGCAGCAGCTTTTTCACCTTCAACCATCATCATTTCTATTTGGTCTTCAAAACGTAGACGAGCTTCGTGCTCAGACTTCATATACCATAAGTATCCAGAAGCACCATTCTCAGTAGTTACTTCAACCCAACCAATTTGAGCAGTGTCAGAACCATTAACTTGGTATCTGTCACGCATGATAACTGGTCGATTTGAAAACTGTGTGAAAGAAGCATCGATAGAACCTGTGATTCCTGAAGATCCTTTTTTGTACTCAGTACCATATACGAATAACTTAATATTGTCGCCATCAGCAAATACACTGCTAGTATCTAAAGCAGCTTGTGCGTAAGGTGCAACAGTTATAGTAGTAGCAGCTGTAGCGTTATTAGTAACGATACATTTCAATACTTTACTACTGTCTGTTACGTGAGAAACAATAATAGTGTCATGGTTTTTGATTAAGTGTCCACTTGGAACAGTGATAGTGTTAGCGCTTGCGTCTAAGATATTTACTGCTTCTCCTGTAAGACCGTCGTCGTATGCAACGTGTAATCTTCCTTGCTCTGACCAAATAACTTGATCTGAAGCTAAGGGCATCTCAGCTCCAACCATTCTTAAGAATCCGTTGATTGTACGTTTTCCGTATCTTTCAACTTCTTTCTCATAAATTTCTGGTAAGAATTGAGCTGCAAATGTTCCTCCTCCTGACGCTGAGTCAAAAGAAAGATAGTTGTCTCCCCATAGGGATTTTGTTGGGCGTGGAGTTATGTGATTTAACTCAGCGCCAGTTCCTGCTAAAGCCATAATTTTGTTTTTTTAATTTTAAAAGTTTAAGTAATTTTGTTTGCTGGTCTATTTTGACCAATTTTAATTTTAAAATCAGAAGATGACTCACCGGATATAGCTCTAACTTTCATACTATTAGGATTAGTTTCTGCTGCTAAAGTACCTCTAGGCGACATGTCGACATTCTTTGCCTTTGACATACTTTCTTTTAGCGCATCTGCTTTTCCTTGCTGATAAAAATGATTAGCTACTACATCTGGATTCATTGCAGTAAACAAAGACTTGTGATAACCTTTAGCATCTTCAATTTTACTAGTTTCCTTGTTAAGGAACTTGTTTACAAAATTTCCAATGTCCATTTGGCTGTCTTTAACACTGTCTGTATCTTTAACATTAAGTCTAAATCTCTTATCTCCTACATTGTATTCAAAACCTTTGAATTCATCAGAGAAAACTTCATTAGTCTTTCTTTTAAAGAACTTAGTGTTGTCTTCAGCTACCGTCTGATTTTTGTTGTAACGGTTGAAAAAATCCATAGCCTTTTGTTGTTCCGGGTTCAACCTAGAACCAGCTTTGATTTCATCGTAATATTTAGACTTTAACCCGTCTAGGTGGTTTTTAGCATTTGCAACTTGCTCTTTTAATGCCAATTTCTTTCTTTTTATATCTCGCTCTTCATCGATGTCCTCATCATAAGAATAAAGGTCTTCCATTACAAAAGATCTTTCTTCGTCAGTTAGATGAGGTTTAGTTTGTTTGAAGTACTCGCTCAATAAATCATTATCACTCATTTTTGAGTAATCTTTATTTAATTCAACGTAATCTTCTAAAGTTCCTCCAGTTTCGTCCATAAAGTCAACCACCTTCTGAATGTTTTCAGGAAGTTTAGTACCTTCTTCTTCAGCTTTTTCTATAGCTTCTTCTATGTCCTCTTCAAGCTTTTCAACTACCTCTTCCTCTGTTACTTCTTCTAGAGCAACCATCTCTTCAACTTGTTCTTCTGCCGCAGTTTCTTCTGCTATCTCTTCTGTAGTTTCTTCTTTAGTATCGGATGGTATTTCTACCTTTACAACACCGTCATCTACTTCTTCCTTTGCTTCATTGTTTTCTCTTAGATCTACTTTGACAGTACCGTCTTCAAGAACTTCGTTTTTAACTTTAGGTTCTTCTACCTGAGGTGTTTCTTCAACAACCTCTTCTTGTTTTACGTCAACGATCTCTTCGACCGCTTCGACTTTCTTTTTTTTAGCCATAATAAAATATTATAAAATTGTATAGTTGTAATTATCTTGGATCAAAAGCATTTAATCCAAAACCGCCACCCATTATATCATTACCCGATGACTCGAAGTTTTTAGGTGGACTTTCTTTTTTTCTTTGATCTATTAATTCAGACTGTTGTGAAGCTTGAATTTTAGTTCTTTCATCTTTACGATCTTCTTTCTGTGATTCTCGTTCTTTTAATATTTCAGTCTCCATTTGCTTAATTTGCATGTTTAACTGAAACTCATGATTCATTAGCTCTTTCTTAAGCATAGCTTCTTGCTGCATTTTTTGCATTTCCATTTGCATCATATTTTGCTCTACTTGTATTTTACTTTGAGATAACGCTTGATTTTTCTGAACTTCAGCTTGTGCTGCAACTTGCTGTGCTTGTGCGTTTGCTTGTGCTTGAGCTTGAATATTTTGCTGTTGTATTAACTGATCTTGTTGAGATTTCTTTTTTCTTCGTATTTTTAATACTTGATTAGCAAGCTTTATATTTTTAATTTCTCGAACATCTATAGCATCCTCTAGTTCTATACCATTTTTAGACAATGCTATTTGAATATTGTTTTCAAGCATCTGCTTCTGCTCATCATCTGGCGTTAATTCTATGAATATACCAAAGTCATATAAATGTAAACTACCCATCTCAGCTAATGTAGCTACGTTGTGACCACCTATTTTTTGTATAAAAGCATCTCTTGTTGGTGAGTACTCTATTATATCAGATATCCTTAGAGATACACACTCCGCAAGTTCAGCTGTTAAAAATAAACCACTTTGTAGTATATGTCTAGTGGCAGTGTTTGAGTTTGCTGCCGCCATTTTTTGTATACCTACTAAAGCGTTTTTATCAGGTGTACTACCATCACGCGCCTCGTTCAATCCGGTGACATCTCTGATCATTTGAAGGTAGTAGTTGTATGTTTGTATCAGTGAAGCTAATTTAGCTCCTCCTGAGCCGCTCTGTATCTCCTGAATAGGTACTTTACCTGGATTCATGTCTCCATCAGCAGTCATTGATCTACCAATTATACTACCTGTTTGGAAGAACATGTTTAAAGCTTCTTGTGGATTATAGTTTGTTCCATTACCTAAATCTATTTCAGCTAAGCCATCAGCATCTAAGTATATACCATCAGGTATCATGCGCGACATCACTTGTTGCAACTTTAAATGCGTAAGTTGTATCATGTCAGCAAAACTAGTTGTTCTACTTACTAAAGATTCAATTTTACCTTTATACATTCTAGGAGCTACAACTGAGTAGTTCATTTTGACCTTAGTGTAGTCACTCTTAGGTCTCATCATATTTTTAGCTAACTCCCACTTTAATAGCTGACTAGTACCTAAAACTAATGCTCCTTCGTATAAAACCTCTATTTGTTTAGACATCTTACCAAACCTTTCCTCCAGTACTTCGTTAGGTGGATTAAATTGATCGTCTTTAACTATCACCTTGCTAGCTCCGGTGGCGGTTTCTTTTACTTTATATACTTCGTTTGCATAAGTCTTAAAATTAAAATACAACACTTGAACTTGATTTCTATCTAAGTTAGTAGACTCAGCTAGACTTCTATTGTAAAAACCAGTAGACTGATAACCTTGCTTGCTCATTTTTTCCAAATCATCATTAGTTAGATCTGGAAACTCTTTTTTAAGCTCATTTATTGGTACTGTTTTTATTTCACCTATATAGTATATATCGTCAAAATAAGGAGACTCAGTGTATGAGTAAACTATATTTGCTGGATCAACGTATTCTACTTTTACTCCTTCAGATTTTGTAAATGTGTTTTTTATAGCCCCAATTCCTATAACTGTTAAATCATAATTAACTCTCTTCTTTATCAGCTCATACCTATTGCCTTCTAATATAGTGTTGATAGCTTGTTCTTCAGCTATCTCTACGGCTTGCTTGTAATTTAGCTGCATATGCAACTGTAGTTCTTCTTCGCTGTCAGGAAGCTGCTCAGGAGGTGTACTAGCTATAGTAACGCCAAAAGCTTCTTGAGCAAACTCATTAAGATCCCTAGTTTTCATATCCGCAATTATATCTTCCATGTACTTGGTTCTTTTAGAAACTCCATATGGATCTTGCGAATATGCTTTTATGTCAAAAGTTCTTTCTGATATTCCGTTAACTACTATGTCAACGAATTTAGGTATAATAGGAATAGGTTTCCAGTCTAAGTTTAAATAGCTTAAGTCACCGTTAATTGATAACTCATCTTTATATTTTTGTATTGATTGTTCTCCTCTAGCATACAAACGTAGTTTGTGAAAGTTGTTTTGATTACTAGCAAATCTATTTGTACCAGTGTCTCTTTTGAACCACTCATACTCTATAGCCTTACCAACTTTAAGTCCATACTCTTTCGAGACTTTCTCTATGTCACTAACAACTTGACTAGGAAAATAATGTGATGTAACTGACTCAGCCATATTATCTTTCTATTATTTTTGAATTTAAGCCTTTATTTTTATACTTGGCTATCGTTAAGTTTAATTTTTTTCTCTCTGTATTTTGCTTTGGCGAATATAGATGTCTGTTACAAGCCATGATCGCTAAACCAGAACTAATAGCAGCATCAAATTTTGTTCTTCTTGTTATGTCGAATTTTGCCCAATCATTAAGCGTATCGTTAAAAGGCATTGAACCAAAGCTTTCGTTTCTCTCTCCGACATGATCATTTATGTACATTTCTATAGCTGCTGCGTGCGCTTGCTTTATGTCTTCGCTTGAGTTTGGCATACCACCAATCTCTCTTTCTGTTACAGATAATTTATTCCAAACTTTGTCTGGCCTGTTCATAGAAAATCCTCTGTATCCTCTTCTTTTTAAATAGTATAGTAATCTTGGTTTATTGTTCTCTGCAAGTATTGGCATACCGTAAAAAATAAGTGCCATTAGTACATCTTCAAAAAATATTTCAGCGGTTTGAGGTCTAGCTATGTATTCTAAAAAGAATTCGTTAGCTGGCGCGTCTTCCATACTAAACTTTGTAAGGCCATGTAGCGATCCTTTAGAGCCTCTACCGTCTACTGTACCGGATATATCGTAAGAGTCACATCCAAAAGCTCCCATGTGTTCGTTTCCAGGATGTTTTAAACCATTTTTTATTATAGTCTTGTTTTGAAGATGCGATGGTGGCACCCAGTTAACTTTAAACCTACCTTTTTGATTAGGTAAAAACATTACCTTAGTATCTTTTACTCCATTTAGCCACTGAAAATTACCAACGTTTAAATCAACAGTTTCTTCGTTATAATCTATTTGCTCGTATATCTTAGTTAAATTAAATATACTATTTTTAGTTTCGTCTCTGAAAGCGTGTTCTTCAGTTCTAGGAAACTGTCTATAAAATTCGTTTAAAGCGTCTTGATCTGACTTTAGACCTTCTGCTTCATTCTGCCAATGACTAAGTACACCTACATCGATTATATCTCCATGTGGGTCAACAACCTCTCGTTCAGGTGTTTCGAACACAGGTAGTCCATTAGAATCAATGAATCCCTCGTAGTTCCATTCCATAGGTATGAACAAAGAATAGAGGCCCGAATTTGTCTGTCCGTTTCTGTTTCGTTTTGTAACATCTGAATCATAGTAAAGTTTTTTAAATTCATTACCACCTTTATCTAATGCGTTACTAGTTGATCCCATCATACACTTACCAATTACTCTGCTACCTAGTCTAAGGCAAGTCTTTGTAACTCGCCAGTTGTTTAGAATATTGTTTGGCTTGTCCCATTTACCGCTCTCATCGTGCACTAGTAGTCTTAATTTTTCACCATCATAACTGTTGTCACCAGTGTTCTTCCAGTCTATGGTTGTATCCAGTCCATCGAGTTCCTCAGGTTTGTCGGTGCTAGTAATGTTCCGTCTTGTAAGTTTAGAAGCGGGGACTCTGTATGCAAGCTCGGTCTTTGGTCTGTCCATTCCGTCCTGTATTGGTTTAAAAAAGAATGGATAATTAACTGATATTGGTACAACTTTATCTGTGAACATTTTCTTGGCGTCTGGTCCAGATTTGGACAATATTCCGAATCGTGCATCTGAACTAATAGTTGCTTGATTAACAGTTTCTCCTGACGCCATAAATGAGAATCCTGATCGACGATTTTTAAGATAGCACATTCCATAAGACCTTTTGTCTGCTTTGCATGCTTCCCAGAATATGTAGAACAACCTATTGGCTTCCCTAAAGTCTGGGTTACCAACATCAATTTTTGACCACTGAAGGTACATATAATGAGTACCAGTAATATAAGTAGGTTTACCGTTATTGTAGAACCAAAAACCTTCTTCTCTTTTCTTAAATTCGCTTTCAATATAATCTATGTATTCGTTTTTAAATTCATTTGGAAGTCCTTTCCAGTCGAATATTGTTTTTACTCTATTAAGTTCCTTAGGATAAGGAGTCACCTCCCATTTATCGCTTTTAAACTTATGAGCATTATTTATTGGTGGTAAAGCTATTTTTAAGTTCTGTATTTCGTATATATCACCTATCTTACCAGTCTTACTTATTACAACAATATCATGTTCTTTGTTGTAGCCATATTCCCAGCGTTTAGCTTTATTTAATCTTTTTATTGAATTAATAGGTATGTGATTGTCAACTATATTATATAAACTCTGACTATACATTACTTGCTTCTCCTTTCAGCAAAGCCTTTAAATGCAGCTTCTTTTTCTTTAACAGGTTTATTTTCTAGTACAGCTTTTTCATTTTCGATACGTGTAAGTATTTCAAAGGCATCAAATATAGCTAGCTTTTTTGTAGCAGCAGCATTTTTTAGTCTGTCAGCGGAAACATCATCTTCAGTATTTGTAATGATCTTTTCTTGTGCTACCTTAATTAGCTCCTCAACTGCTTTATACCCAGCTTGGATTATACTCTCTTTCTTCTCCTTCGTATTCATATTTAATTGTAATTACTTTTGTTCTTACTCTATAAACACGCTCGCCATCTATAATAAACTCAAACTCGCTATTGGGTATGAACCCTATTTTATCTCCTACCTCTATCCCTCTACTTCTTAAAATATCATTAGAGTATTTAACTATACCAACTAATGGTTTTTCTTTTTCTAAAGAAAACATATCATCGTTAGCTATAGGTTTTACAAAGCAATAGTCATCTAGTGATTTCCATTCTTCGTTGTGTTTATATATGTATAACTGATCGTCGCTAACAAAGTATTTGTCTTCAGTAAAAAAGCTTCTACTGTTCTGTTCTTTGCCTCTGACGTCATGCCATCTTCTAAATACATTATGGTGTATGATAACTTCATCACCAACTTGTATATCAGTTTTTTTATTCTTTGGCAAACCAACAACTATAGCGTTATTGCTTACGTTCTTATGAGTAAATATCTCAGTGTTTAATATAAGATCTACGTCACCAACCTTTTTAGTGTTGTCGTATCTTGATCTAATAGGTGACACTATAAAACTATCCCAACCGTGCATTAATACTGTAAATTATATTCAACTGCAATTGCCATGTTTTTATTAAAGTCTTTCCATGGCAAAACTTCATTATCTTTAGTAATGTAAATCCTATACTTTTCATCTTCTTCAAGTATCGAATCTATTACATGTCCTCCGTAAACCTCTTGGCCTACGGAGTAATGCATTGCTTCGTTTTTATAATCTTTACCTATACTAATCTTTCTTATCAGCTCCATCTTCTTCTTGCTTGATTGTTCCGTCATGTACGTTAATAGTAACCTTGCCGTATTCTTCTTCAAGCTCTTTTTGAAAAACTTCTAAGTCTTTTCTAAAAGCAGGGATAGCTGCTATTAAGTCAAATTTTCTAGATTCAACTTGGCCAAGCTCCATTTGCGTTTGGCTAATTTGATTTACTAAAGCTTGTAGCTTTGTTAATTGTTCGTCTTTAATTTTTAAGTCCATAATAAAATTTAATTTGTTTACTTCTGTATTATTACGCTATTTTCACGTTTTTTACTAATATTAGTCTTCTATTGTCATAGTTACAGACGTAGGGTTTTCTTTTTCCGCAATATTTGCAGCTAAACCAGCTTCTATTGCATCTACTTCATCTTCACCCATAGCTTCTTTGACCCATCCAACTACTGTTGCATTTTTTAAATCGTCAAAGTCTACAAAGTCTACATCTTCGTCTACTTCTACTTGCTTAGTACCTATAGATGTTGTACTAATGTCACCTTTAGAAGCTTCAACTATCCAATGCACATTGTACACTACATCGCTTAAATCTCCGTCTGTAGGTTTTACGTCTACTGTTTTACAGTTCCAATTGTAATTAATCATTTTTTTTGTTTTTATTTGTTAATTTTTTAGCTTTACTAAGTTGTTCTAAAGTTATAGGTATTAGTTTTTTACCTTGATCTTCTATTTTTTTCTTTAATTCGGATGTTAGTTTTATCATGTTGCGTACGCGGGTATTACATAAGTAGTTCCACTTATATTTATAGCTAAAAACTCATCAGGCTCTGATAAATAATAATCAGGATTACCACCACTTTTTACTTGAGCTTGAGTTGGTGATGAACTCTGTCCAGCCGCCGATAGTCCGGGCGTTCCTGTAGCATCTATTCTAGGTGCTGCTGTAACGTGAAGTCCTGATGATTTAACTGTTCCGTTAACTTCAAGCTTTTGACCTGGACTAGTAGTTCCTATACCAATGTTACCCGAGGAGTTTGCGCGTAAAGCTTCTGATCCATTTCCAGACTGCAAAACTAGTTGACCTGAACCAGTAGTAGTACCTATCTTCATTAAAGCGCCAGAGGCGTTAAACGATATTTCACTACCTGTTGCGTCATCCGGTGAAGCAAATATAACTCTACCAGTATTAGCCGCCGCGGTTGCAATAGTTATCCCACCGTTAGCGTTAGATTCTACAATTAGATCGTCAGCAGTTGTATCGTATGTAAAACTACCTGCAAAAGCAGACTTAACGTGCAGCTTAGCTGAAGGACTAGTCGTCCCAATACCGACGTTACCAGCATTTGTAATACGCATCTTAGTGTACGTGTTTGTAGTGCCACCTAATCTAAAATCTAAATATGATGTACCTGTTGTCCAATTTGTCCACAGTGCAGCTCCAGTTGTTGAGCCATCGCCAGTAAAGCCAAGTCTATTGCCTGAGGCATCGTTCATATCTACTTCGAGTTTACTGTCAGGCGAAGTTGTACCAATACCAACGCTCCCGGAGAAGCTTGAGGTTCCGCCACCTGACTGGGTTAACGTATCATCTATTGTAACAGCTCCGTTAAAATAAGCTGTTAGCTGATTGTAAAACGCAAATGATGGGTGAGCCGCAGAAGACCCTACCGCTAGCTTACCTGTAATATTAGAGTCACCTGAAACTGTTAACTTCTCTGCAGGACTAGTTGTTCCAATACCGACGTTGCCTGCAAAAGTTGCTTTTCCAAAAGTTGATGGAGAAAATGTATTTGCAACGTGTATTCCTGAATTAAAAGTTGCCCAACCACCATCTGACATATCTAAGGTTAATGCTGTAATTGTAGAGCCACCATCATTACCTAAAAATTTTATATCTTTGTCTTGTATTGATGAGTAAATATTCAAGTCACTACTTGCATTGTTAAATTTAGCATATTCAGTTCCACTTACTTTTAACCTTATATCATTACCACCAGCATCTAAAGTTATATCATCTGCAGAATCAAGTATAAGAGCATCAACTGTTGCTATTGTTAAAATACCAGCTGAACTTTCTGTTAACGTAGCCGCATTGCTTCCATCGCCAGATATAGATAAAGCACCTCCAGTAAGACTTACACCACCTGCAAAAGTTGCGTTTCCAGCAGTATTTATATTTAATACTTCTGTTCCTGTGATTGAATCATTTAATATTCTTACAGAAAATTCAGGATTATTGTTGGAACTTGTATCGCCAGTTCCTGCTCTTCGACCACCAATAGCAACCCCAAAATTATTAGCAGTGCTAGTTCCAAAAATCATATTAGTATATCCACCTGAATTCGTAGTTGCTGATGGGTGTAACCTTAAGAAAGAATCTGTATCAAATTGAGTTGTATTTTGTGCTTTTTCAATTTTACTTGTATTACCTACGTTGATACTACCTGCAAAAGTTGCAGAACCTACATTTGCTAAATTATATACAACCTCACTACCGCTTGTATCTCTATCAGCTAAAGTTATGTAAGCAGTTTGCGCTTTGTTTAGTATGTTTAAATCACTTTGTAATTGTATAAGAGGAGTAGTTACAGATGATGCACTTAAACCAGCTAAAGTTGTTGATCCTGTAACACCAAGTGTACCTGCAACCTCTAGCTTCTGACTTGGACTAGTAGTACCTATACCTACATTGCCTGGATTTGAGAAGTAAGCGTGAGTACTAGAGCCTTCTAAGGTTAAGTATGCGGTAGTGCCTCCAGATCCGTCATCTGTGTGAAATTGAAAGTTTTTATCGTTTGCTCTATTATAAAAAATCGCATGACCAGTGTCGTTAAAAAACGAAAACTGAGCGCCTGTGTGTTTTATAAAAGAGTCACCATCAGTTCCCATTACAAAACCTTTATTGTCGATCATTCTGATGTCGCGACTGGCTATTGTAATTCCCTCACCACCATCTAACCTAAAATACTCTGTAGTACCGCCGCTGCCATCATCTGATCGGAAGCTAATATCTCCATCATCTTGATTTTGTACAAGTTGTAAGGTGCCTGAAAAGTTTTCTATATTAGAGTTTGTTCCGTTATGATATATTTGTAGGTCGTTTCCGTTACCAAATAAAGCTTTAGTATTATCA